TAACTGGATCATTGCCAGCTTCTTCAATAGCTGTATTTAAACTTGCTCTCATTTCTTTTGGTGTAGATTCTTGTCCTGTTATAGGATCAATTAACCTTCCCCCTCTTTCAGCCACACCAAGTGATTCTTGTTTGGGTGCTTTTCCTAATGGTGTCCATGGTAACATAGACAGTAATCCTATGGCTTTTCCTGGACTTACATTTGACCAAGCCCAATCTTTAGCTCCTTTTTTTAATAATGATTTTCCAAAAAATCCACTGGGATTAAACATATTACTAAATCCACCTGTGGCTTTTATACCAAAACCTGGCATATAATATGCACCTAATCCTAATATGGCTGCTTTACCTAAATCACTCTTTAAAACTTTTCCTGCTGCTTTGGCTACACCTTTAACAGCGTCCTTAATACTACCTAAAAAATATCCTCTCCTTCCAGTATTTGTATCCATGATACCACCGAAAGCTGCTGGTACTCTACCACCTCTAGATAAAAGAAAATTATATCCACCTGGATAAGCTAGATTCATAAAGGTACTACTAGTAGGATAGTTAGCTGTACCATAATCTTTGTAAGGCCAGCCTGTGTTTGCTAATTGAGTTGTAGTTGTAGTTTCTTCTTCTTCAACTTCTTCATCACCTGTTCCACCTGTTCCACCTTGTTGAGATCTAAGCCATGCTAGATAAGCAGGATCGTAATTTGGTTGGTCTCGGCCTGCGCCACCGTCACCTATTTCTCTGTAGCCATATGTTGCAGGAATTTTATTTCCTTTAGCAGTTAATTTAAAACTTCCGTCTGGATTTTTTTCATAACTAGAAACATACTTTTGTAAATTACCTACGTTACCTGCATATTTAACACCAGGTGCACCAAATCTTTCAGCTATAAAATCTCCATAGCTCATAGGAGCTTCCATACCAGAATCAGCAGGTTTTAAATTTTTTTCAAAAGCTTGTTTATTAAAAAAACTATATAAATTATCTGTATCTAATAATTCTGAAGATGGATTTATGCCAAGGCTTTGTAAATACTGTGCATATTCAGTTCTCATCCTTGTAATTCTGTCTTTAGAACCAGGAATCATCGTTGCTAAATTATAATATTTTTTTCTTGAAAATGGGTTAACAACTTGCCAATCAATACCATCAGCATCTTGTTGATTTTTTCTGTCTTTAATATTTTGTTTTACTTCTTTATCTGTTTTACCTTGCCATGTATCTCCACCTTGAATAATGTATTGATTATTGTCAGCCGTTTGCCACCCTGGTGGGTTAAAACTTTCTGAAGATTGAACATTTTCCCAACCTGCATCTGATCCTTGTGCGCCTTGATTGTTGTTACTTGGTTTGCTATGTGGACTTGTTGGTGTGGATTTACCATGATAACCACTTCCCATATCCATATCGGCATCTGAATAATCCCATCCAGCATAACCTGGACGTTTACCATTGCCACTTGATTTAACTAGCTGTGATATTCCACCTGTATTTTTTTGAATTCTACTTCCATAGGTATCGGCCCAGTCTCTTGCGATCTCTGGTTCGTTAGCCCATAGATATCTTCTTTGTGCTTCCGATTTAAATGGCACGGTTACTCTCCTCCAGATTCGATTATGTCCAGCGCTATAGTGTAGATTTCCATTCTTTCCTTATGGGGTAGATCATAAAAATCTACATCTTGGTTTGGATATTTTTCATCTACTAGTTGCTGCGCCAACATTTGTGCCTTCCATCCTCTTGCTCCACCACCTGCCATCTTCATGGTGTCTGTTTCTTTAATTGTTTCAATTCCTGTAGGAGTATCTATTGTTTCTCTCATACTTAATTTTTCCATGTCTCCACCAAATCTTGCTGGTACTCTTTCACTCATGCTGACTTGTTCTTCCATCATTTCTCTCGGCATTTGTGAAGCGATACCTTCTTGTTGTTGGTCCATTTGTAATTGTTGTAAAATTTGTCTCCAGATTCCGCTTTGATAAAATTTTTCAAAGTTCCCAAACTGCATTTTTTGTTGGGGTTCCATTTGCTCCCATATTTGAGCCGCTACTTGCATGGATCTTTGGTCGCCTTGACCTTTACCCATTCTTACATCACCTCTATTATACTTAATACTAGGTGCGCCGGCTTCTATGGTTTCTGACATTTTTTCTTCGAACATATAAAATCTCCTGAGTTTATTAGTTTACTTTGTTTTTGAGAACAAATCAATAGCTGGCATGATAACTCTGACATCTCTTTGGATATCATCTTCTGGTATATTTGCCGCTTTTAAAGCGTCTTCATCAGGGTAAGTTTCCCCTGTTTTTTTATTCTTAATTGTTGTTATTATTTTTTCTGGTGTTAGCTCTATCATTATGTTGTTACCTCTTTCTTAATATTTAGATAGCTGATTGCAATATCTATTCCATCACTTACTGTTCCAGCTGTGCTATATTTTAATATAGTTCCACCCACTACCACTAAAGGTAAACTAATTAATTCAACGCTTGCATTAGTAGCTAGCGTTTGAGTGTGTGTTACAAAAAAAGCATTATTGGTTATACTAATTGTAGGAGTATTAGATCCTGATTTATTAGTTACTCTTATTGATTTAATAATATAGGTTTCATTAACTGCAGGGGATAATAAAGCTATATTTGAATCAGCACTTGTAGTACTTTTACCATAAAAATTATATATATTTACAACAGCCATTATTCCATAAAGAAGCTTTTAGCTTCTATCTCTTGCTTTAATTCCTCTTGAAAAGAAGTATTTAATTTTTCTAACACGGCATCTAAATCTCTTACTAAAGACTGAGCCACATCTTCTTGGTATTCTTTACTAGCTCTTGTTAATGATTGTACTATTTTTGCCATTATCTTCTTCCTCCTGCGTGTATATCTAATCTAAAGGTTCCTAACTTCCAGTTAGAATCTATGGCAGTATTAGATATGGTTAATGCTACAGCTCTTGCTCTGGCTCTTGTATCAATTTTTTTAGTGCTTGTTGTAATTGTAAAAGGACCTAAAGAAGAACTTGCTGATGCATCATTAGGATAATCTCTTAAATCTAATTGAACAATAGTGTCCCCTGTTTGAGAAATAAAGTCAGGCACCACTCTACTTACTCTCATTATAAATTCTCCATCTCCTCTTAAATCTGCAAGAGAAGTTGCTGCACCTCTAATAACTTTTTGAGTAATATCATAATCACCTGAAGTTATATTAGCAGGAATAGCACTTATAGTACCACCTTTAATTTGATTAGTTCCAGTTTCATGTTCATAATAAACAGTACTGCCTTCTGTGTTTCCTTCAACATCAAAAGAATCATCATCACTAGCATCATAAGCTGTTGCATGAGGTAAACCAAAAACTGCTGAGTCTTGCCAAGTAGTTCTTTTGCACAATGTACTTGCATTTGTATACCAAATAGGTCTTTCAAAAGTTGAGTCTAGATAACTATATAAAATTGATCTGTCGGTAACGTTTGATGTAGATGTAGGATAAAACCACATTACTTCTCCAAACAAGTTATTAATTCCACAGTATACTAATTGATTAGATGTAGTATTTAAATCATCGTAAACATAGTCTTCAACTAAACAGTCCATTGATTCTAGTTTACCAGTGTATCTAAAGAAACCATTATCAGACATCCAATAAGCAGCACCATCAACCTCAACAGCTGCATTCATTCCTATCAATCCACAGTTAGTTCCCACTTGTTCATATGCGAAAGTAAATGGAGTTCCTACAAATCTCATAGTAAATAAAGATGTATCGGTCCAAACATAAATAGCATTTCTACCAAGTTTAGCTCCCATGATCCGTGAGCCGGCGGCCAGTCTTTGTGTACCTGCACTATTGGTTGCTGTCGGTGCCCATGTATTTATATCTTCTTGGTCCGAGAATCTTATAAACATTTCATCTTGTGTAGATGTATCTCCAATCGTTGTTTCAGTTCCAAATAAAACTAAGTGACGATCGGGAGTAGATACTAACATAGCACGTGACGCTGTTGGTGCTCCAGATATAACGGTTGCACGTTGTGATGTTGCATTAGCTGCATTTGAATCCCATTGAAAAACAGCACTGTTATGAATTAAAGCAATAAGAACTCCTCCTAAATTATCTAATGACCATAAGCCAGGATCTGTAACTCTATCTGTGTTAGATGCGGCTGATCCCCATCCAGTCCAGCTCGATGTATTAGTAATAGTAGCGCCGCCACTATGAGCTGCTCTTGTAGAACCTCTAACCGCTCTAGTTATACCAGTAAAACTTGTTGCTGTTACACCTGTATAAGAAATTTCTTCACTACCTACTTGAAAATAATTAGTTCCTGAAGAAGGAAAACCAGTAGTGCTTCCAACATTAATAGTGGTTCCTGATCCACCTGTTCCAAAAGCATTGTCTCCTAAACCTGGAGCTGTTAATGTAGTTGTTGTAGAACCTAATACTTTACCACCCCATAATGATATACCAAAACCATAAGCTCCAACTTGTTCAGGTGGTCCTACGTGGTAGTATCTATAATAAGTAATTCCTCCAGAAGTAGTTGCGCCACTTCCTGTTTCATTACCTGTATCAACTGTAATTTTAAAATTATCTGTATCAACAACTTCAGTAACCATAAATTTTTTGTCACAAAAAGTAGCGGATGTATAATTAGAATCAGTAATAGAACTAAATGTAGTTGCGTCTCCAAATAAACATATGTCCCCAGCTTGAAAGCCATGAGATGAAGCGGTAATGGTTACAACGTTTTGACCATTAGTCGTACTAAAGGCACTTGTAATAGCTGTTCCTGATGGATTAACTAGTGGGTGAATGTCATAAAAAACTCCACCTGTATAAGCATATAAAATTCTGTTTGTTCCAATGATGGCATATTTTTGAGAGTCATTACTAACCATATGATGTAATGCTCGTGCCGCACCTGTAAGTTTACTCTCCCCTAATTGTTGCCAACCACCTATTTTTTCAGGAGTACCATATCTAAACCTAACATTTTCTCCCCCAGTCCACTGACTCTCAGCTCCTGTTGGTGTAACCTGTTTGTTGAAACCTGGTAAAAAAGCAATCTTTTGTAGCATATAACCTCATAATATTAAAAGGCCCAACTTACAAACGAGTAACGAGTGCCTTTAGTTGCTTCCCTTACTTCATGTGGATACATGAAATTAGATGGAAACAATAGTATATCCCCGGTTTTTAACTTAATTTCCTCTCCTCTGCAATAGAATTCACAGCCCTCGTAATCTTCATTTAGATTAGCCACAATAGATACTAAAGGAACCCCCTTCATTTGACCATCAAAAATACTGTGTATATGATCATAGTGTTCTCTCATCAAAGTTCCTACTTCATATCTGTTAAATCTTATTGGACTAAATTTTGTTAACCACCCAGGTGCTGTTTTTTCCCCTTGCTTACTTACTTTTATTTGATAGTTTTCTAATGCTTTTACAAGGTGTGGTGTGATTTTTGCTTGTTGTTCTTTTGTGCAAGGCATAACATCTAATTCTTTTGTAGGCTCTGATTCAGAAGTTCCTGCAGCATAATTATTCCATTTATGTTTTTCCCAGATTCTGGTATTACATTCATCTATTAATTCCTTACATAATTTTTTTGGAATTATATTTTCTACGCTTATGTAATTTTTAATTGTGTTCATTCATTATTCTCCTTATATCTAAATGTGTTAAACTTTCTTCCGATCCCAATACATCAACGCTAAATGTATTAAAAGATACACTTATTCTATCTTCTTCAATTTCGTTAATTGGTACACTATGCTTTAACGAAGAGGGAAACAATATTAATTCTCTTGGTTGACACCCCAATAAAAAAGATTCTGAATTCATGTGATTATATTTTATAGGATTTAATTTCATACCATCTTGTCTTTCTCTAGCAAACTGGATTGGAGGCGATTTCTTATCTATTTGAAAATACATTACACCAGATACAATACTATTTGGGTGTACATGTTCATGATGTTTAGCTCCTTTTGGATTTCTATTAGCCCAACATTGTGTGATAACCAACCTTTGTTTTGTGTTTAAAACGTTCTTAGTATATTTATCTACACTTTCACCTAAAAAATTTTTTATATTTTTCATTTCTTCTCGGTCTAATAAATATGAATCATCCGACCGAAAGTTATTATTTTGTGTCTGTTTACGATAGCTAATTTTTTTTAAAAAGGCTAACTCTTTATCGATAGATTCCTTATAAGGAATTATTAAAAGAGGAGTTGGAAATAACTGTATAAGTTCTTCTTTCATACAGAGTGTATACTATATTTTAAGCGCTTTGTAAACCACCATGTGAGTCTGAAACACCATTTAAACATTCACCTGAATTTGATAAATCTCCAAAATCTGCAGCATTACCTGTTGAACCAATAGTTATGTAATCTATTATGTTATAATCGTTTGGTGCTAATCTACCACCTGCAAATACACCTCTAGTTGAATTACTCATTCCTGCAGGACCATATCTATTTTGAGTAGGATCTCCAAAATCTGTTGCATTACCTGTTGAGGCAATAGTTATATAATCAATCACTGCTCCTCCATAAGGAGAACCACCTGGTGTTTGTAATCCTGAAGAAAATACTCCTCTTGTAGATGAAGCAACTCCATTTAAATAAGCTCGTGCTATTGATAAATCTCCAAAATCTGTTGCATCACCTGTTGATGAAATAGTCACATAGTCCATTACATCTACGACTGTCGGAGTTGCACCTCCGCCTACAACACCTCTTGTTGGACTAGATAAACCTCCAGGTTTATCTGTTCTAGATACTGTTAAATTTCCAAAATCTGTTGCATCACCTGCACTTGCAATTGTAACGTAGTCTATTACGTCAGATGTTGATGGTGTATCTCCACCAGCAAAACATCCTCTTGTAGTACTACCAAAACCTGCTGCTCTAGATCTAGTAACTGATAAATTTCCAAAATCAAAATAATTACCTAAGCTAGTCATTTCTACTGCATCAATTCTATTATCTAAACTAGGATTACTACCTCCACCTGCAACTGCTTTAGTTACTGAACTAACACCAGCAGAATAAGTTCTAGATTGAGTTAAATCTCCAAAGTCAACTGAATTACCTAATGTTGGTATGTAAAGAAAATTTACATTGGCATTAGCAGGAGTTCCAACTCCTTGAACTAATCCCCTCCCTGATCCAGGCATATAGTTTACTGATGGACGTTGAATTTGACCAGTTTCTAAACCACCATTTCCATTAGACGCCCCTGCTGAATATCCATTAACTGTTAGCATGTCTCCAAAATCTGTTGCATTACCAGTTGTAGCAATAGTTACATAATCTATTACATTACTTAGTGAAGGAGTAAAACCACCAGCTAACAGTCCTCTTATTTTATTAGATGCAGAAGAACCTCCCCCTCGAGTAACACTAAGATCTCCAAAATCTGTTGCATTACCTGTTGATGCATAATTAAATGTGTTTATTGTATTGACAACTGCTGGTGAAGTAAAACCAATATACCAAACACATCTAGTAGTAGATCCCGTTCCTGGACCGTATCTAGAAGTTGCAGTTAAATCTCCAAAATCTGTAGCGTTACCTAAAGTTGTTATTGTAAAATATTCTATGACATTTAAATCACCACTAGGAGTTTCACCTCCTCCATATATTGCTCTTGTCGGACTAGAACTTGCTCCTCCTCTATCAGAACCTGTTGAAAGATTTCCAAAGTCTGCTTTAAATCCAGGTGATTGAAATTCTATATATTCTACCGTATCAGCAAATGATGGTGCACCATTAGTCATGAAAAGGCCTCTGGTGCTACTGTTTGCTGTACCATAAGTTCTAGAGTTTATTCCAAGAGTAGTAAAATTAGATGCATTATTACCACTTTCAAAACTAATTGTACTTACACCAGCTGAACCGCCTTCATTAAAAAAAGCTTTAGTACTAGAGGTACTTGATTGAAAGTCAGAGTCGGCAGCTGTCATATCACCAAAGTCAGTAGTATTTCCTGTAGTAGGAATGCTGACAGTTTGTATAGTGGCAGTAGCACTAGGAGTATCTCCTCCTCCGAATAAAGCTTTATTGCCCATACCATCATCCCAAGAGTTAGCTCGTTTTAATTTATAAGCTTCCCCTATTGACCAAACTTGATTTGAATTAGACATTATTGTAATCCTCCGTGACCATTAGAATTTCCACACTGACCATAGCCTCCAGCATTAGCTGAATTTATCATATCTCCAAAATCTTGTCCATTACCCGTAGATGCAAATGTAATAGAATCTATTGTAAGACTATTCGATGGAGTCTGACCACCTCCAAATATACCTATTGTACTATTAGAACCATTAAGTGTCATGTTTGATTTTGCAACTGTTAAATCTCCAAAATCTGTTGCATTACCAGTTGATCCAATAGTTACGTATTGAATTACATTAATTTTACTTGGAGTGCCTCCACCTGCAATAATTCCTCTAGTAGAGCTTGAAGTGCCTGCAGTCCCTCCAGTAGCAGATGCTATATCTCCAAAATCAGTTGCATTACCTGTTGAAGCGATTGTTACATAATCTAAAACATTTGATTGACCACTAGGTACTTCTCCACCACCCCACACTCCTCTTGTAGGAGATGCAAAACCACCCAATTGATTTCTAGCTACTGTTAAATCTCCAAAGTCTGTTGCGTTTCCCATTGCAGCTATTGTTACATATCCTATATTATTTGTTTGAGAAGGAGTTATATAACCTCCACCATTAATACCTCTTGTTTTACTTCCCAGTCCAACTGGATAGTTTGTACCTGTAACTAAATCACCAAAATCTACAGAGTTTCCAAGGCTTTGTACTATAATTTGATCTATTGTATTTAATAAAGTGCTACCTCCATCAGGTGATCCTCCCATTAGAAGTCCTTTAATTTCTCCACTTAATGCACCAGTTGCATATTTTGAAGCAGACATATCACCAAAATCAATACAATTACCTGTAGTTGTAAGATCAACTGCTTCAATAGTATTGGTCATACTTGGATAACTTCCACCTGTAAAAGCTCTAGCTGCAATTCCTTGAGGAACTGTAATAGAATTACCCATGCCATTATGAGCAGTACAATAAAAAAATAATCTATATGGTGTTGAAGTTGTAACTTCAATCTTAGTCCAAGCAGTTGATGAACCTGGTGTACCTGTTGTTGTAACACCTGTTGTATATTCTGATGAATTTGCCGCATCAACTTCCGTTGCAAATCTTAAAGGGTGAGTTGCGTTTGAACTATCATCTTGATTAAATTCGTATGTGCATCCTGGAAATAAAGTCACATATGTTTGAAGTATACCATCCATATAGAATTTATCTCCTGAACCAGGGTTCACGACTGTTACATTATATTTAAATGTTGTTGATCTAGCCACCTGTTAACCCTCCATGTCCGTTTGATGCAGAAGCACCACCTCTTTCTGCTGCAATTAAATCTCCATAATCACTCGCATTACCGGTAGCAGCTATTGTAACATAATCAATAATATTTACATTTCCTCCTGGTGTTTCTGTTCCACCCATAAACACACCTCTTGTTGTATTAGATACACCTCTTACACCTAATCTTGCTGAAGTTAAATCACCAAAGTCTGTTGCGTTTCCTGTAGTCGCTGTTGTAATATAATCAATAACATTTGATTCTGTGGCAGGAGAAGGATTACTTCTTCCTCCTGCAAATAAAATTCTTGTTGTGGAATTTGCACTAGCACCATTTCTTCTTGCAACTGAAAGATCTCCAAAATCTACTGCATTACCTATTGTTGATATTGTTACATAGTCCATTACGTTTGTTGGATCAGGATTGTTTCCACCTGCAAACACAGCTCTTGTATTAGATGATGATGCCGCAAGAGGTTTTCTAGCTGCTGTTAAATCTCCGAAATCTGCTGCGTCACCTAAACTTCCAATTGTTATATAATCCATATTATTAACATTAGATGGAGTTGCTCCACCCCCTGCTATTAATCTTGTATTGTTTGATGCACAAGCTACTATTTGTTTTACAGCTGTGGCCTCTCCAAAATCTGCTAACTCTCCTTTATGTTGAAATTCTATGTATCTAATACTTTGTTCACCCCCACCTGGGCCTGTTCCTGAATAAATCATACCTCTTGTTTTATTACCGCCACCATTAGTATCATGGGCAGTTATAGTTGCATTACTAAATGGTTGTGCATCACCTGTACTAGAAATATTTATAAATTGAATTGGAGTGCTTGCTGGTTCACCACCAAAATATACTCCTAAATCTCCACCATTTTCTTGAAATGTAGCTGGTCTTGTTCCTTGATATCCGTCGTTTAGTCCACCGTGCGAGCTTGAAGTTGCAGCTGCCTGATAATATGTTCTAGTTGTATCTCCAAAATCTGCTGCATTACCACCAGTGGCTATTGTCCAATAATCTATATTATCGTATTGAGCTGGTGATTTATATCCTGATAAATATAAACCTCTAACAGAGTTAGAAGTTACTCCACCATTTTGTCTACCATCTGTTAAGTCTCCATAATCAATAGAATTACCTTGTGAAGCCATTGTTATGTATTGAATCATTGTTAATGTAGCTGGAGTTCCACCAGCAAATGCAGCTCTTGTAGAACTACATGCTGCATAAGGATTACCATCATTACTTTGTTGAAGATCACCAAAATCCGACATATTTCCTGTTGTAGAAAAAGTTAAAAAATCTATTACGTTACTAGTTGAAGGCGTTCCACCACCAGCATTAAATGCTCTTGTTGGAGATGATCCTGAACCTGTATTCCATCTTGTGACAGTTGTGTCACCGAAGTCTGTTGCATTTCCTGCAGAAGTCATTGTTACATAATCAACAACATTACTTCCGGCTCCTGGAGAAGCATAACCTCCCATGGTCACTGCTCTTACTGAATTACTAGCAGATGCAACAAGTCTTCTGGCAACTGTTAAATTTCCAAAATCTGCAAAATTTCCTGTTGTAGTAAAAGTTACGTAATCTATGTTGTCGTGATAAAGTGTACCTGGACTATTACCACCAAAAAATAAACCCCGAGTTATAGATCCAGCACCCCCTAATTGCGCTCTTCCAGAAGTTAAATTTCCAAAAACAGTTGCATTACCGGTTGTTGCAATAGTCACTTTATCTACTGTAGCACCTGCGTTTTGATCAACACCTGTAACTAAAGCTATTGAATTATAATTAGGCCAATACCCACCCATTACCGCGTCATAGACGTCACGCAGTTTCCAAACGCCTGATGCGTTATCGAGTTGCGGGTAGTTAGCCATTTACTAACCTATTTTTTTAGACCAGATATTTGCGGCTGCTGCTGCTTGATCGAATGGTACAGTTGCACTTGGATCATCAGAACTAGGATCGTCTTCAGTCCAAGAAGATGTATAACTATCTAAATATGTTTCTACATCTGCTTCACTTGCAAGTTCACCAAGTCCAACTTCGTCTGAACCATCAACCGTTGCACCAATCATAACTTCAGAAGTATCTGGGTAATATCCACCATCATCTATCCATGATGGAATTGTTCCATTGTCTTCTAGTTTGTATTTAACTATTTTGTTTGCCATTTGGTTTCTCCTTATTATCTAACAGTTTAGTATTGAGCGACTCTTCATCGTACAGCTTAAATCCTCTACGCTCTGCAAATTTCTTTGCATCTCCTGAGAATTTATCAGCGCACGCTTCTAACCATTGCATGGTCATTTCGTGGGTAGGCGCTTTGCCTTCTC